CTCCGCCAGCTGTTCGGCGTTCTGCGGGACGGTCGTTGTGGTTGCCACTGTGCCTCCTTCAGGCGTCCGTCGCCGCGGGCGACGCTTCGGTCTCGATCAGGTTGGTGACGAGCGCCGACCAGGTGTCGCCGTCGTCGGGGATGAGGGCGGCAACGAGCGCCGTCCAGTCGTCGGCCGGGGGCTCCGGCTGGGCGGTCTCGGGGATGGTTGCTGGCTCGGTCGGCTCCAGCGCAGCGACCGGCTCGGGTGCGGGCTGCGCTTCCGGCTCGGGCTCCGCGGTCGGGGTGACGGCGGCGGCGAGCTGCGCTGCGACTTCCTCGCCGATCAGGGAGCGGATGTCCGCAGTGAGGGCGGGTTCGCTGGCTGCGGGCGCAGGCTTCGGCGCATCGGGCCGGGCCGGGCCGGCGTACCCGTAGGCAGCGAAGTCGAACTGCCGCATCTCCGGCTCGGCTTCCTCCGGCGCCGCATGCTGCTTCCGCCCGGACAGCATCTCGTCGGCGAGACCGGCCTCGACGGCTTCCTCAGCCGTGTACCAGGTCTCCGCCTTCATGACCTGCCGCCACTCGTCGCGGGTCCCGCCGGCCTTCTCGCTGTAGGCGTCCGCGATGTTGTCGCTGATCTTGTCGAGGAGTGCGGCCATGTCCGCCATGTCGTGGGCGTTGCCCATGCACAGGCCGCTCGCGTCGTGGACCATCAGCATCGCCTGCGGCTGCATCACCACGCGGTCACCGGCCATGGCGATGACGGAGGCGATGCTGGCCGCGATGCCGTCGACCTGGATCGTCACCTCGGCGGGGTGGGAGCGGAGGGCGTTGGCCAGGGCCACCCCTTCGAACACCGACCCGCCGGGGCTGGACACGCGAACACGGAGCTTCGGTGCGGTGATGGCCTTGAGTTCGGCGATGAAGTCCTCGGCGAGGGTGCCCCATCCGCCGATCTCGTCGTAGAGGAACAGTTCCGGTTCCTCGCTCGCCAGGTTCCTGAACTGGTACCAGGGCGCGCCGGACTTGGCCTGTGCGCGCAGGCCCGGAATCCGGTCGGGCAGGTCGATGAACGGCATCAGTCGCCGCCTCCCGTCGTGTTCCACTGCGCGGTGACAGTGCCTCGGCAGCGGATGCCGCCCTGGCACGCGTGATACGGGCCGGCTCCGTAGGCGGCGGTCACCTCGGCGAGCGTCGCGAAGCTGGTGCCGTCGATGGCCTTGCACGGGTCGCAGGTGTTGGCGTCGTTCTTCTCGCTCGCGACCCAGTGCGCTTCGGGCGCGACTTCGAGGGTGGCGATCCGGCCGACGTTCTGCGCCCGGTGGATGGCGCCGCCGAGCTGGTCCCGCTTGAACACGCCCTTCAAGCTGCGGAGCTTGTCCTTCACCGCGGTCGCGACGGTCTTCCCGGACACCCCGGGGACGAAGCGGCGTACCGCTTCCTGCGCGGCCGAGGCTGCGAGCCCGGAGGCGAGGAGTGAGGCTACCGCGGTGGCGATCGCGTTCAGCTCGTCACCGAAGTTGAGGATCTGTCCGGGGCGCAGGCGCGCGGTCAGCGCCTCGTCCACGGTCGGTGCGGTCACCTTCACGCCCTGTTTGTGGGCCTCGTCGGCCATGCGGTCCGCGGCCTGCTGCGCCGCGCTGCCGAGTGCGGTGCGGATGGTGTCGGCCGCGTCCGTCGAGTCGAGGCTCAGAGCGGCGAGGGCTTCGGTGTCCTCGTCGTCGATGGCCTGCTCGATCTGGGTGCCGAGCTCGTCGATCCAGTCGCCGTCGGTCGAGGCGAGATCGTCGAGCAGCGCGTCGAGGGCCTTCTCGTGGTCCTGCCGCATCTGCTCCAGCGGGTCCGTGGCCGCGTTGCTGATGGCAGGGGCGAGGGCGAGCAGCCCAGACACCGCCTCACCCCACGACGCGGCCGGTGCCGGAGCCAGGGACGCGGCGCTGGCCGGCTGTGCTCCCTCGGGCAGGTCGTAGCCGAGCATCGGCAGGATGATCGGGGCGAGCAGCGGGGCGCGGGTGACGAGTTTGATGAGGAGTTCGCGGTCGGGGTCGGCGTCGGGGGCGCCGAAGGGGATGTCGGGGAGGCCGACTGCGGCGAGGGCTGCGGGTCCGTAGGCTCCGGAGTCTGTGAGGAGCTTGACCGCGTTGGCCTGCGCTACGAGCTGTTTGGACTCCATCTCGACGTCGTCGGTGACGGGGTCCTCGAAGTCGAACTCCAAGCCTTGGCCGAGCCTCCCGTACATGGGGAGCAGCCTCGTGTTGAGGGCTTGGCGGATGCGTTCGAGGCGGGGGCGGATGAGCCAGCGGGCGAGCATGTCGTTCGCCGCTTCCATGTTGGCCCGGTTCGCGTCGTCGACCGTGCCCAGCATGGGCTTCGGGAACCCGAACGCCTCGCGGATGATCTCGCGGGACACGTTGCGGAGTTCCGCGAACTGCATGTCCGCCATCGAGTACGAGCGGTCGACCCACTTGAGGCCGTTCTCCAGGACCGCGATCCTGTGGGCGTTGGAGACGCCGCGGTGCTGCTCGTTCCAGCGGTCGCGGAACTCGTTGAACTCGTCGTCGGACAGGCGCTGCTCGGCCTGGACGATGCCGCCGGGCTGCGCGCTGTTGCGGAAGAAGTTCGCGTTCCACTCGGCCGAGGCCCGTGAGCTGTCGAGGTCGGCGAGGAGGGTCTGCACCGGGCCCCACCCGCGGTACGGATCCAAGGGATTCGGCCGGCGCAGCATGATGACGTCGTCCAGGCCGAGGGGGACCTGCTCCCCGGTGGGCGACGAGTACACGTACCCGGACAGGAAGTTGTCCCGGTCCGGGATGGGGGTCATGCGGTCGGGGCGGGCGAACCAGAGTTCCAGAGGGATCGACGACCGCTCGTCGCGGGAGATCACCCACCACTGCTCGCCGGTCAGTTCCTCGTGCTGCTGCGTCGCCTCACGCCACTGCGGGCCCGTCATGAACTGGTTGGGCTGCATCCACAGGTCGAGGGCTGCGTGCGAGGTGACCTCTTTGCGGTCCTCGTCGCGGCCGGACGTCGAGCTGCGGTAGAGCTTCCACTCGACCTGGCTGTACGCCGTCGTGATTCTTTCCACGATGGCGAATAGAGTGCCGACGCTGCCCATGGCGCGCATCTGCGCTTCCTGGCCGGCGGGGCGAACGATGCTCGACACGAGCCCGGAGCGGCCGCCGTTGGGGGCGAGGGCAATCGGGGAGCGGTTGCGGAAGGTCGTGGCGGTGTTAGCGAGGGAAGTGAGGAAGCTGTCGCCCACCGCTTCCCTCCCCTCGGGCTATCTGGCTGTGCGGCTCAGGTGGTGCTCGTACAGAACGGCGAGGACCCCGGCGGTGCACAGCCCAAGCCATAGACCGAAGCGCATGCCAAGCCCAGTCGAGAACAGTGTAAATCCTCCTGTCAAATAGACTGCAGACCGCAAATTCTTCAGACATAGCGCGAGCTTCGACCACATGGCCGCAAATCCTTCCGTCACCCGACGAACCGCAACTGCGGCCGCCCACCCAGATCCCGCTCCGCGACCATGTACCGCAAGGCGTCACAACCGTGGTCGTTCTGCTTCACCGGCTCCTCCTTCAGCCCCGCCCCGTTCCCCGGCTTCACCGCCCACACATAGCCCGGGATCTCCTCCGCCGTCCGAGTCGGACGGCCCGAGTCCGCGAGCGTCCTGTCCTCCTCGACGAGGCCGCCGCGCATGATGAACAGCCGTGCCCGGCCGTCGCCTTGAGTCTTGAGTCGGGACTGCACGGCCTGAATGCCGTCGCTGACGGTCTTTTTCGCCGGGACGGTGGACATGCCGAGGTGCTTCTCCAACGTGGCCCGGTCCTCGGCGTCGTGGTCGGTGATGATCGCGCGCGGGCGAGGCTCGTCCGGGTTCTGCCGCATGATCTCCAGGATCTGCTTCGCGTGGTCCTCGGCCAGGCGCTTCGTCATGTAGATCTCGCGGACGAGGTACAGGCGGCCGTCGGGATCTTCGCGCCAGTCCTGCCAGCAGAACGGATTCGTGTACCCCAGGTCGATCGACCACCAGCGCGTCCACGAGTCCGGCACCTTGAAGCGGTCGATCATGTGGACGCTGTCGTCCCAGCCCTCGAACACGGCACCCTCGGACGCCACCCACAATCCGTCCCGCAGGCGCAGGCGCCGCGCCCCAGTGAGCGCGTCGAGCTTCTCCATGTACTCGCGGCCCGGCTCCGTGTACGAGCCGTCCCGGTTCACGTAGTACGGGTTGTCCCGATGGGTCGAGGTGATCATCTTGAGGGTGCCGGAGTCAGCCCTGCGCTTGATCCAATGACTGGGGTGGCCAGGGTTGGTCGACAGCAGAATCTGCTTGTACGTCTTCGCGCTACCGCGCAAGCGGCTGATGAGCGTCTCGTACAGGTCGAGGCTGATCTCCACCGCCTCGTCCACGAAGATGCGGTCCAGCTCGGCGCTGAGGAACTTCTCCGGCTTGTCGCCGCCGGCCACCAGGATCGTGGAGCCGTTGGCGTAGCGGAACGCGGCAGGGTCCTTGCCGGATCCGCCGAACCAACGGACGCTCCCGTCGGCCAAGGCCTGTGCCGCGACCTGGCGTTGGAACGAGATGAGGGTGGTCGAGGTGAGGCTGATGTGGGTGGCGCGGAGCATCAGGCCGCGCATGTTCGGCACCTGCATCGCGGTGAGGTGCATCTTCCAACAGGCGGCCAGGGTCTTTCCGGTGCCGGCCCGGCCGACTGCAGCAACTTCCGCGTCCCGGCATTTGAGCAGGTCGACGTTGGCGCCGCGGGGTTCGAACCGGACGACGGCGGTGGTCACACCACGTCCTCGGGCTGGATGCCGACGAGTTCGTAGGTGACGCCGCCGGAGTGTTCGACCTTGGTTGCGGCGTCGGCGCCGTAGAGCTTGCGGTAGGACTCGCGGATGGCGCGCATCTCGCGGAGTGCGGCGAGGCGTGGGCCGTCGTCGAGGAGCGGGGTGCCGGCGTCGTCCTTGACGATGCGGCCGTGGGAGACCATGAGGTGTTCGCGGTCGAGGATCTCCATGGCGGCGACGAACTGTTCGTCGAGGAGGGCGGCTTCGGAGGCGATCAGTTCGGCGCCCGCGGTTTCGAGGGCGGCTTTGCGGCAGCGTTCGATGGCGCGCCAGGCTTCGCCGGGTCCGTGGTAGCCGACTGCGGCTGCGATTTGCCGGTAGGTGAGTTTGGGGTTTTCGGCTTTGAGGCGGGCTGCTTCGGCGGCTCTGTCGGCGGTGGCTTGGCTGGGTTCGAAGCGGCCGTTGCGGTTGTTGCGTGCGCGTGGTTGGGGGGTGTGGGGGGCGGGGTCGGCGTGGCCGTCGCCCTCGGTGGGTTCGGCCGGTACGGGTGGCTCGTTACCGGTATCCATGGTCTGATGGTAACGAGGTGTGCAACTGGTGGACGGTGGTGCGCACGCGGAAGAGGGCCCGATCCCTGGGGCGGTGGCGAGACCAGGGATCGGGCCCTCTGCTGCGCGCGGGGTGGGTCAGGGCTGGATGTCGTCCAGGCCGTAGATCTTGTCGAGGGTGGCGGCTGCGTCACTGAACGTCTGCTTGTACTCGGAGCGCGCCGACTGCCAGTTGTCGATGACGCTGCCTGCGCCTACCTCGGTGAAGCTGCCGCCCTCCATGAGAGCGGTGACGGCGGCGTCGCGGGTCATGTCTCCGGCGTCGACCGCGCGGCCGTAGAACTCGATGTCGTCGATGAGCGCCATGGGGTCAGTGTCCTTCATCTCGGCGGGTGGTGGCGAGCCCGCTCCCGGTGGCGAGAGCGGGCCCTTGGCGCGTGCGGGGTCAGGCCTGCAGGGTCTGCCGCATCTCGTCCGGCAGGTCCTTCAGTACCTCGCGGATCGGGAGCCAGCGCGGCACGTCCGGCTGCGCGCTCGGCTCGTCCGGGTCGATGGGCTTGATGTTGGAGTACCCCTTGTGCGGCGCCCACAGGCCGAGGCCGTCCTCCACGCCAACGAGCAGCGCACGGTACCCCTGGTGAATGACGGTCCTGGAGGGGAGGTCGGTGATGACGGCGTCGCTGGCCGCGTAGAGGCGGCCGGAGAGGTCACGCCCAACGGCGCCGGGGCTGCTGGGGTTGGCGGGGTCCTGAAGCCAGACCCAGGCCTGAGCGCCCGGCTGCTGGGCGATCCCGAGGACGGTGTCGACGATGTTCCAGCCGGGGAGGTCTGCGGTGGTGGCGTGGCGGTCGGTCATGGGGTTCATCCTGTCGTGTCGGTGGGTCAAGCGGCGAGGGCGTCGGCGAGGAGCTGGACGCGGGTGGTGATGGGGCAGTCGACCGGGTAGAGCACGACGACCGAGGCGAGGCCGACCGTGCGGGCCGGCTTGTCGGCGGGGGCGGGACGCTCGACCAGGTAGCGGGTGCGGTGGATCGAGTAGGTGCGGATGCGGTCGAGGCGGAAGGAGCGGGCTTCGCCGGTGCTGCGGTCCATGGCCTTGATGACGATGTCGCCGGCGGCGCTGACGGTGAAGTCGTAGATCTCCACCGTTCGCACCGTCTCGACGAGGGCGCCGGTCTTGCGGCCGTTGTCGTCCTTCTCTTCCTTCAGGTACGCGAGGGTCACCGGGTGCTGGCGGTCGGCGGCCTTGATGAGGCGGGTGAGGGTGGTGGTGCTGGTCTCGTTCTTGGCGTGCCTCATCGTGCGCCCCCTGCTGCGGTGCGGTTTCTGTATTACAAGAATGGACCTGTAACGCGCCGCCGTCAAGCCCCTCGCGCACTTCAATGGGAGTTCCTGTAATACGTGGCGAATACGGAAAGGCCCCGCCCTGTGACGGGTGGGGCCCTCCTGGCCACTAACGGACGTCCGTTGTCGGCGCGCCGCGGTCGTCGTGGCGGTGACTGGCCTGGTGTGCCCGGCAGTCCTTGCGGGGGTTGCTGCTACCTACGCCCGCCCCCACTGCTCGAGAAGGTCCACGCGGATCACGTCCCGGCCTGGGTAGTGAGTCTCGTGCGCGTCACCGTCAAACAGGACGTAGACGAAGCGCAGTCCGTCAACGCGCTTGATCTCCCCGGTTCGGCCGGCCTTCGGTCCGGCCCACGCCTCCACCCGCTGCCCGATCGGACTGACGGCCTGGATCGCCATGCCTTCCTCGTTTCCTCGCTCGGGGCCCGGGGGCCGTGCCGGCTCCCGGGCCGATCGGCTGTGTTTACCGGTTCACCGCATCCCAGATGGCGCGCCCGGTCGTGCCCGGCTTCCCGCTGGCGGCGGCGAACCGCGTGGCGCCGAAGGCCCGACCGTTCCGCTCGGACCAGTAGCTGACGAACGCCTCGGGGACCCAGGTGGCGACGCCCTCGGTCTTGGGCCGGGCGGGAACGATGGCGCCGACCACGTACCGCTTGCCCTTGACGGCGACGATCCGGCGCCCCTTACTGTCCGCCTCGGCCGGCCGCTCGGCCTTCGGCGCCGGCATCTCTTCGCCGCGCTGGCAGGACAGGGTGACCTTCCGGCCGTCCTTGTACCAGATGTAGTAGAAGTCGCTCACGGCGGTCATCTCGGCGACCTCACGCTTGCCGTCCATCATGCAGCGGTTCGCCTCGGCCAGGCCCTCTTCCTTGGTGACGTTCTTCGCGACGCCGTCCTCGGTGCGAATGAAGTAGGTCATGGCCCTTGCTCCTTCTTGCTGCTCGCCGTCCGTTTCTGTAATACGAGAATGCACCCGCACCAGGGGGGTTGTCAACAGGCTTGCGCAGATGGATCCTAGTTTCTGTAATACGTCACCCTGAGGAGGATCCATGGCCAGGCCAGCCACCGGCCAGACCCCGCCCATCTCGTTCCGCCCCCCGCCAAAGCTCCGCGAGGAGTTCGACGAGGAGGTCAAGGCGTCGGGGCGCAACCGGTCCGACGTCCTGATCGAGGCCATGCACGACTGGCTGAGGAAGCGGCAACGCGAGCGCCCGGTGAGCAGCGAGGAGAAGACCGCATGAGCGAGCAGCCTGAGCCCACACCGCAGGAAGACGACGCGCGACTGGAACTGCCTAACGGCGAATTCGCCTGGGGGCCTGGCATCTTGCTCCCCGTGGAGGACGAGTTCCTTTACCCGGAGCGAAGGATGCCCGACCCGGGCCCGGTGCGCCCGGGTGAGGAGCCGACCACATGAGCGAGTTGCAGGGACTGCTCATCGGCGGAGGGATCGGCGTCGCGCTGGCCTACCCCGTAGGGCGCTTGATCGGCCACGCCATGGCTCGGCTCTTCCCGTGACCGCATGACGAAGGCCCCGCCCGGACCGGATCCGAGCGGGGCCTTCGCGCGAGGCGCTGCTATCCCTGCGCCGTCACCCCAGTGATCTCCACCGACAACTTCGTACCCGACGACGACGTACTGATCATCGACGGTCGGTAGCTCAAACTCGTCTGGTTCGTCAGCTCAGCCGTCTCGATGACCGGGCCGGACTCGTCCCCGTGGATCTCGTAGGTGATCTCGTACACCGCGTCCGGGTCGACCATGGAGCTGACGACGTCCAGTGCCAGATCCGGCTCGACCGTCACGTTGCAACCGGCCGAGCCGAAACAGTGCCGGGACTTGGTCTTCAGCTTGATCGTGAAGCTGTCGGTGTCGAGGGGGGTGTATGCCGGTTCCGTGTCCTCCGTGGCGTCGGCTGCGATGGCGTCCGGGGTGCTCGATGTGGTGGTGCTGGCTGGCTTGCTGTCGTCGTGGTTGCTGGTCTGGACGACGACGATTCCGGTGGCGACGACTGCGGCGATCACGGCTGCGGCTGCGCCGATGATGATCGCGTTGGTGCGGTTCTTCTTCGGCGGGGCGGGCGGCTCGGCCGGCTCGGCTGGTTCGATCGGCTCGAACCACGGGGAATCGGTTGGTGGCGGCGTGTCAGTCATGGTCCCCCCTGGACGTGTGTGGTGGCGCGGATCGTAGCGCCGGCTACCGACACCCGGGGCGGGAATGCGGGTTCGGGTCCATCGTCCGGGGGTATGCGCGGGCCCTGTCACCCGCCGGGGGAACGGGGTGACAGGGCCTCCAAGCGCGGGGCATCGCGCACAACCAGTGTGGCAGGGAGCGCCCGCCTACGGGGTCGGAACCGGGGTCGGACGGGCCGGAGTTGCCGCGCCTCGGACCGACCCTCGAACCCCCTGGGACCGCCCCCCTATCCGACCCACCCGGCAACCGGGCTGACCTGCATGTTTACGGGGTCGCGACCGCCTGCGCCTCCCACGCTGCCGAGGGGACGATCCGCCACGTCCCGGTGTCCTCGCAGCGTTCGACGTCCGGGCGCAGCGCGCGGGCCGCGTCGAGGACTTGCTTCTCCCCCAGCCCGGTCGCCTGCTCCAGCTCGCGGCGGGTGCAGTTCCCGTACTTGGCCAGCGCGTTGCGTACCCGCTCCTGGTTCGAGGAGCCGGCCGCGGGGAGGATCAGCCGCTTCCCCACCGGAGCCCGGACCGTCGTCGCCCCGATCCGGGCCACCTCCGAACGGAACTCCTCCCCCGTCAGCCACATCCCCTTGTACGGGGCGGGCTGCTGGTGCATCGGGGACTGGAGCAGGAACTTGCCCGGTTGGTCCAGGTCGCCGGGCTCCCAGCCGGGGGTGTTCCCGAACACGAACCGGCGGTGGTCCCGGTCGTTCATCCTGGTCGACAGCCTGTTGGCGTAGTTCCCGCGGGCGTCCGTCGTCCCGCCGAAGACCTTCCGGGAGGGCTGCTGGGTGGCGGACAGGAAGTGCATGCCGGCGAACCGCATCAGCGCGAGCAGGCTCTCCTGCTTCTTCGACGCCGGGTTCTTCTTCCACGGGCCGTCGTCGCCCTGGCGGACCAGCTCGGCGAGTTCGTCTTCGATGACCCAGATCGCCGGGCGGCCGTGCTTGGCGGGGTCCCATTCCTGATCGCCCTGCTTGGCGAGGATCTGGCCGCGCTCGTCGAGTTCTTGGCGCAGCCAGTCGAGGAGGGCGTGGGCCTGTTCGGGGGTGGCGGCGATGTCCTGGAGGATCGGCGCCATCGGGGTGAGCTCGGGCGCGCCAGGCTTGAGGTCCACGCCGTAGACCACCGTGTCCGGACGGTCCGCGAGCTGGACTGCGATGGACCGGACCAGGGTGGACTTCCCGAACTTGCTGGACCCGGCCACCAGCGTGTGGTTGTAGGCGAGGTCCAGCCAGACCGGGTTCAGGAACCGGTCCACGCCGAGCAGGACGGGGTCGGTGAACCGGGCCGCGGACTGCCGCGTGTAGGGGACCGCGGCGGCGAGGGGGTCGCCGTCGATGAACTTCGCGGTGAGCTGGTTCGTGAACGCGCCGTCGTCCAGGGCGAACTCCCCGGCCACGCCGAGTCCGGAGGCGACGCGGGGCCAGGCGGTCCGGAGGCGGGCCCGGTCCAGGTTCACGGGCAGGTCCAGGACCGCGGTCCAGCCGGTTCGGGTCCGTTCCACGCGGCAGCCCAGGAGTTCGGCCTGGAACAGTTCCCAGACCACGGACCGCAGCCGAGTCTCTTCGTGGTTCCGGCCGGTCAGGTCCGGCCCGGCCTGGACCGGGGCGGGCGCGGTCTTCTGGACCAGGGCGTGCGCGGCCATCTGCTGCCGGATCAGCGCGGTGTCGAGGCGGGTCTGCTCCATGGCGACCTTGAGGTCGTCGTGCCGGGTGTGGTGCCGATACACGCCGCGCGCAGCCCCGGCCGCGAGAACCGCGACGAGCCACGCGTACAGCGCCGGCCCCGTGCCGGTGGCTCCGGTGATGGCGGCCTGTGCGAACGCCGCAGAGGCTGCTCCCGCGCCCCACGACAGCGTCGGAGACCAGCCCTTGGCGAAGCTGACCCCGGACACTTTGAGCGCGGCGAAGGCGGTGACCAACTCGACGAGGGTGGCGTCGCTGCCGTACCGCATGTCGGCGATGGCGGCTGCGGCGGAGACGAGGCTGGGCAGGGCGAGAGCGATGACGGCATCGGTGCGGGTGAGTTTCACTGGTGCTCCGTGGCGGGGACGCGGCGACCCCCGCGCGAGGACGGGGGCCGGGCCGGCGGACGGTCAGTTGTACTGGCGCAGCTGGTCCTTCGCGGCGGTCAGCCTGCGGTACGCCGTGGACGGAGAGACGCCGAGGATGTCCGCGGCGTCCTGCTTGGTGATCTGCTCGCCGAGACGGAGGCGGGAGAGGAGTTCGGCGACCTGCTCGTCGGGATGGGCCGGGCGGTCCACGCCGTGGTTCGCGGCTTGGACCGTGACCGGTTCGAGGGTGGACTCCTCGCGGTTCACGGGCTGGTCAGGGGCGTGGACCGGGGTGGACTGGACCGGGTCCAGCACGCGGTCCACGGTGGTCTCAGGGCTGCCGTTCCGGGCTTCGAGGGCCAGGCGCAGTTTCACCGTGCGCGCCTGCGTTAGGGCCAGGTCCCGTTCGCCGAGGGCCAGTGCCTGTTCGGTGCCGACTTGCTGCTGCCGGGCGCGGAGGTAGGCCTCGTACTTGGGGTCGAGCTTGATGCGGATGGTGTGCATGCCGATCGCCCACACGCCTTTCGCGGCGGCGGAGACGAGCGCGCCGACGATCCCGACGATCCAGCCCCACGGCCCGGAGAGTGCGCCGTGGGTGATGATCGCGGCCATGGACACGATCAGCAGTGCCACGCCCGCAGTCCTTGGTGCCTCGGCGCGCTTGCTGTCGGAGCGCAGGATCCACTCGGCGATGAGGCAGGCGGCCCATCCGGCGTCGAAGACTCCGGCGACGAGGTAGGCGGCCCATGGGGGTGCGAGGAGGGTGAGCATGCTGCCGATGGCGACGGTGCCCCAGACGATGGCGCCGATGGTCATGGCGATGGCGACGGTGAAGAGGGCGCGGCGGAGCAGGCTGTCGAGGTTGAACGGGATCCGTGGGATGGGGGTGGTGTCGGGTACGTCGTACTCGACGTCGAGTCCGTGGACGGTTTCGGTGATGCGGCGGGTGGGCCGGCGGAAGGGGGCGGGCATGGCGGTGGCCTCCGGGGGTGGCGGTCAGGCGTGGGTGGTGCGGCGGCGGGTGAGGGGGGTGTGGGCGTTGAGGAGGTGCCAGGCGGCGACGGCTGCGATGGCGACGAGCGCGGCGGGGGTGGCGAAGATCCAGACGACGACGCTGAGGGCGAACGCGATGGTGGCGGGGATGCCGATGGCGTGGTGGAGGATCGCGAGGAGGCTGATGGTGAGGAGCCAGGCGCACTTCGGCATGGCGGTCTCCGTGGGTGGTTGGGGTTGGGCTGGCTGGCCGGATCTCCAGGGCGGGCGTCCCGGGTGGGGGACGTCCGCCTAGGGCTACCGGTCAGCGCCGGTACCAGGGGACGTTCTTCTCGGCGTCGAGGACGGCGTTGTTGAGGGCGACGTAGGTGTCGGTCTCCTCGGTGACGCCGGCCTTCTTCTCGGCGCGCTGGTTGTCGTGCAGCTTCTGCTTCGCGGCCTTGTAGGTGGCGGTCGCGGGGCTGGTGTTGCGGCTGAACAGGCCCATGACGGGTTCCTCTCGGTGGTGTGGTGCGGGAGCCGCGCCCCGGCCAGGGGGATGTACCGGGGCGCGGCGGCTGTGGGGTGTGGGTTAGTCGTCGGGGTTGTCGGCGGCTTCGCAGGCGGGACTGCAGTAGGGGTGGCCGCCGGGCGCGCCGCAGAGCAGGCACTCGTCCATGTCAGTTGCGCTTCGGGGTGGTGCCGTGCGCGGCGTGCAGCTCGCGGGTGGCGTCGGTGGTCTGGCCGGATTGGATCCGCTGGTAGATCTCCTGGCTTTTGGCGATCGCGTCGGGGGTGGTGAGGTCGGGCTTCTGGTCGGGCATGCGGGGTCCTTTCGGGTCAGTTGGCGTTGGTGGGGGTCGGCTTGGGTGCGCCCCATCCGGTGGCGTAGTCGTGTGCGGCGCGGTCGAGGAGCTGCTGCGGGGTGGCGGTCGCGTCGTCGGCGACGGGGGTGGGCTCGCTCATGCGGTCACCGCGGGGAGGTTCTGGTCGGCGCGCTGCCACAGGTCCCGGGCGCGGGTCTCGTCCCCGGCCTGTTCGGCGTCCACCGCGGCGTTCGCGTAGAGGAGGCCGGCGCGGTGGGTGAGGTCCGCGGCTGCGGCGAGCGCCTCGGGGGTGGGCTGGGGGCGGGGCTGGTGGGTACGCTCTTGCACAGGTCACTCCTGGTGAAGTCAGGTGGTGGCTGGCCCGGACGCGAGGTGCGAACTCGCGTCCGGGCATTTCTCATTGGCGAGCAACGGCTGGCTGCTCAGTACCGAGCGTACGGGATATCCCGTACACTGGCAACGCGGCCTGCCCACGGAAGGGACAGGGCATGGAGAAGGAGGTGCAGCGCGTGCTGGACGCTCTCGCAGGTCTTGCCGAGATCGACGATCCGAAGACGCGCGCGCTTGCTGTGGCGAGGGTGCTCAAGGAGTGGCCCGAGCACAGCAAGGCGCTGCGGGAAGTACGACGGCAGGCCGTGTTGGAACTCCTGGCCCCGACGGAGGCCACCGTGCGCAAGGTCGCGAAGGAGCTGGGCGTGTCACCGACAACGATCCAGGACCTGACGGCGGGCTACTCGCGGTCCGGGAAGGACCGGGCAAAGAAGCC